AATTTATCTTTGAGTACCGTGCGAGGTTATATCTCAGAAATGGGATTGAAAAAGAGGGACTGGAATGCAATAAGAGAAAAGATTATAGAAATGTATAATTCAGGACGGAACTTTGAAGATATTGAGGAAGAAACGGGAGTGTGCCGCGATACAATCAGGAAAACATTAAAGAAGAGTGGATTGTTATCAAGTGGAAGATTTTATGCAGTGGAGAATAATCTGATAGATGAGAATACGGTATTTGCGGATAATAGAGTGAAGATTGAAAAAATAGTGATATACGGAAAGCGGTATCAGGATGTGACACAGGTACTGGTACCGAGATAGGAGGGAAAACAATGACAAGAATAATTTTATTCCTGCTTCGTATGAAGTTAGGAGTTAAAAAGAACGAAAGATTTCAATTTGATAACCAGAAGAACAAAGAAGATTATTATTACATATCTGAAAATAAGTTATACAAAATTATGTGGCGGGATTGTAAAGTAACGGAAAGGAGAGCCAATGTAAGCCTGAACTGGTTACTGGATCCGGAATGTAAGATTGTGAAATTAGGAGGTCACTAAAGTGATAGAAAAAGAGTCATGGAGAATTATAGAGCTGATTATCCGAAGATACCCGGACAAGAAGAGAGAATATGAAGAATATGTATCGGATGTTATCATGGCTAGCAGTACCGGAGAAGAATACTGTGGCAGCAGCTCTGATAATAAACCCCAGTCTGTAACAGAAGCCAAGGCTCTTAAAATGACCAGTGCTTATATGGATAGGCTGAAACGGGAAATATATGCAGTTGAAACGGTGTATAGTGGATTAAAGGAAGAAGAGAAGAAAGTCATGCGTGAGAGGTTCTGGACGGACAGAAGGAGGAATGTTCCATATCTTAACATGAAAACAGTAAGTTACAGTGAAACACAAATGAGAAGGATTGTGTTTAAAATCATTTGTCAGGTGGGAAGATTTTTAGGGGAAATCAATTAGGAATGTGATAAGAAAGTCTGTAAAAATGCAGGCTTTTTTATTATATATACAAATAAGCATTGACATATGGTGCACCATATAATATATTATATGTAGGAGGTGAGAAGAAGATGGCTAAGAAAAAGAAAAAGCACAAACTTGAAAAAGTAGCAATCATAGTAAGCATCATCAATGGATTGGTCGCAACAATCTGCATGCTATATGAAACATTTTTCAAATAAGTGCTTGGCGGTGGGTAAATCCCACTACTCACCGCTATTTTAAACCATCTGTAAATATATGTCTATGAAAAAAATAATTTTTATTACGAGTTTGGCAACTTTCTTTTGCTTGTGTTATATGGCTGTTAAGAATGGTATGGATGTATTTATAGGAGTAGCTTTATTAACAAGTATATTGAGTAATGTATTAAACTTATTATGTATTGTCAGAAAGGATGAAAAGTAATTATGCCAATAGGTAAGCCATCAAAACAAACAATAGCAACAGAGAAGTATGCCAAGAAAGTAGGATTGATTAGTAAGTCATATAAACTTAAAAAAGAATTAACGGAAGACTTTGCCGAAGCCTGTGCGAAAAGAAATACCAGTGCGGCAGCAGTCCTTACGGAATTTATGGAAAAATTTGTAGCAGAAACTGAAAATTTATAAAAGATGGACGGATTTTTCATGTCAAATGTGCTATTATGGTATCATCAAAAAGAGTCAGGGAACAAAAACCTTGGCTCTTTTTATATTCAGAAAGGCAGCAGTCATGAATACCGGAGCAGAAAGATATGGTACCCACCGGGGTGCATTTGAAAAGAATAAAAAGAAAATAATGGCGACACAAAAGATTTGTGGGATATGTGGAAAGCCGGTTGATTTTGCACAGAAATATCCCAGTCCATTATCGCCTTGTATTGACCATATTATTCCAATTGCAAGAGGGGGGCATCCCAGTGATATTGACAATCTGCAATTAGCCCACTGGACCTGTAATCGACAGAAGTCAGACAAGCTGATAGAAGTGAAGATTTTTGATGAAAAAAGTGAAATTATCAGTAACAGGGTGCTGCCACAATCTATGGATTGGAAGAATTATAAACCAAAGTAAACAGGGGGCATACCACCCCCTGGATGGGTGTGAATGAGGTTCACGCCATCACTGCACAAATATCTCGCTGAGAAAAAATGAGGAATGAAATTATGGCTAATGTGAAGGTAGAAATCAATTATAAAGGGCTGTTGGAACTCTTTAAAAATGAGCAAATAAAAGAAAAATGTATTTCAGTAGCAAATAATGTGGCACAAATTGCAGGTGAAGGATATAACGTAAGCAATTGGACAGGACCACATAGAGCAGGGGCGACAGTTTGGTGTGATTCGTATGATGCAATTCGAGACAATATGAAAAATAATACAATGCTGAAAGCATTGGGAGCTTCGGTTCCAAAAAATAAAATTGTAGTGAGAAAATAAGGAGCCTGAAATGAGCAATTACAAAGGGATAGTATATCTGAGAAAAAAGTTAAATCAGAAGAGAGAACGGGTATTAAAAAGATATAAGTATTATGAAATGAAGAATGTGGTAAGAGACTTGAATATCGCAGTTCCGGCAGAAATAAAAGGATTACATTCCATGCTTGGCTGGTGCGGAAAAGCAGTGGACAGTGTTGCGGATAGATTAATTTTCCGGGAATTTGAAGATGATAATTTTGATTTATCAGAAATTTTTCAAATGAATAATCCTGATATTTTTTATGACAGTGCTGTATTATCGGCATTGATTTCTTCCTGTTGTTTTATTTATATTTCAGCAGATGAAAGCGGATTTCCCAGACTGCAGGTAATTGATGGAGCAAATGCAACCGGAATATTAGACCCGATTACAGGATTATTAACAGAAGGATATGCAGTTCTGGAAAAAGATGATAACGAGAATGCGATATTAGAAGCATATTTTCAGAAAGGACAAACAACTTTTATCAGAAAAGGTGTCCGAAATCATCAGGTAGTAAAAAACAGTGCGCCTTATCCTTTGTTGGTACCAATAATCTATAAACCGGATGCCAGAAGAGTATTTGGACATTCCAGAATCAGCAGAGCATGTATGAGTCTGGTGGATGCAGCCATAAGGACTGTGAAGCGTTCTGAAGTTTCAGCAGAATTTTATAGTTTCCCACAAAAATACATTACTGGTTTAAGTGAAGATGCAGAAATTGCAGATAAATGGAGAGCATCTATGTCCAGTCTGCTGTCATTTACAAAGGATGACGAGGGAGATAGTCCTAAGTTAGGACAATTTACACAGCAGTCTATGTCACCGTATACAGAACAGCTTCGGACATTCGCGGCACTGTTTGCAGGAGAAACCGGTTTGACTTTGGATGATCTGGGATTTGTTTCTGACAATCCATCCAGCCAGGAGGCAATAAAAGCATCACATGAAACCTTACGATTAACCGCTAAGAAGGCACAAAGAACCTTCGGAAGCGGTTTTTTAAATGTCGGCTATCTAGCAGCCTGCGTAAGAGATGATTTTGCTTATCAGAGAAGACAACTTTATCTTACAAAGCCTGTTTGGGAGCCGATTTTTGAACCGGATGCCTCAATGTTATCCAGTATAGGAGACGGGGCAATTAAGATTAATCAGGCAGTGCCCGGATACTTTAATAAGGATAATCTGAGAAACATTACAGGAATTGAACCAAGTAAGATGGAACCGGTAACAGTAGTACAGCCGAATCAGGAGGTATAATGGAAGATATTGCACCAAAGTTATTAGAAAAAATACAAAAAGATTTTCAGACTATGTTTGATAAGAGTGAAATCATTTCCAAGTTATATGCAAAAGTAAGAGATGGTACCGCTACTTACAAAGAAGCTAATGAGTTCTCTGTTGAGGTAGGGCATATCCTTGCAAATGCATATGGTAACAACCTTAGTTCTGAAGTTCTTCCGGATGGGAAGATGTATTACAACATTGCTAAGAGAGTTATCCGTCCTACGATGGAAAATAATTATCATTTGATTACGGAAGTTACGAAAGAGGTACAAAGGTCTTTAAACAGTGAGGCAGGAATTGGAATAAAGCCAATCATACCGGAATTAAATCAAGACCGTATTGACGGAATTCTAAACCGTATTTCCAGTGAAGATATATTTGATGATGTAAAATGGATATTGGGAGAACCGGTAGTCAATTTCAGTCAGAGTATTGTGGATGATGCTATCAAAGTAAATGCTGAATTTCACGGAAAGGCAGGAATGAAGCCTAAGATTGTTCGTAAAATGGCAGGCAACTGTTGCGAATGGTGTAAGGCGGTAACAGGTAAATATTTCTATCCGGATGTACCGCAGGATGTTTACAGAAGACATCAGAGGTGCAGATGTACGGTGGATTATGTCCCGGGAGATGGAAAAGTTCAGAATGTACATACAAAGCAGTGGCGGAAGGAAGATGGCAGTAACATAAGGTTAGAGAAAAGAAAGGAACAGCATTATTTACCAGTCAAAGGAAGTGGAAAATTAAGTTTGACGGATAGAAAGATGGGGATTATAAATCTAATAGAGATAGATGGATATTCAAAAGTATATGTTGAAGAAGGGGTAAAGATTAAACCTAAAGCATTACATACCATAACTAAAAATATTGATGAAGCAATAGATTTTTATAGAGGAGATAAAAGTAGAAAACCAATAATAGCAGTTGTTGCTATGAAAAATTTAAATGGTGCACTTGGAAAATATGATTGTGTACAAAATGTAATATACATTGCTCCGGATACAGGAGATGCAAAAATGTTGAGTGTGTTTTTTGCAATGGATAAAAATGTAGCAATAGGGAGTACGGAGTATCATGAAACATGGCATTGGATGCAAGCACAAGGTTACAAAGGAACGATTACAGAAGCTAACAGGAATGTAGAATATATGCCTTGGCTAGTAGAAAAATGTAAAAAAAATATTGTTTCTTTAGGGATAAATGAGTATAATGTTAATGAAATATCATCATATGCTGCTAAGGCGTTTGTTTGGGAAAGATATGATGAAGTGGAGGCCGAATACTATACATTGAAGTGCTTAAAAAGAGGGAGATAATATTATGTATATCATTATTCCGGAAGAAATGAAAAAATTGGAGAGGATATATACACCTTATTTAGATGGAGTACATTTAAAGGAAGGTGCACCGAAAGAAGCAAAGGAAGCATATGAAACATTTTATAATTGGTTTGGTAAAAAATTAGGTTTAGAACAATAAGAAGTCACCGTTATATTTAGTGCGGTGATTTTTTTGTACAAAAAATCAGGAGGCTTATATGGCAAAAGATGAATACTATGTGCTGGTATGCAAAATATTAGTATATCTTTACAAGCGTTTAAAAGGAAAAACAAAAATAAAGCCGGAAGAATATTTACTTCCATTGACAAAAGATTTCCCCATACATGAAGAATACTTTTTATATGTTTTGGAGAAGATGCAGGAGCAGGGATATATAGAAAAAGTGGTCTTTGTACGAGCATGGGGAGAAGATATTATTATGGCAGATAGCAGTAAGATAAGAATTACACCTGTGGGAATTGACTATCTGCGTAATGACAGTGTTATGAATAAGCTGATACATACCATACCGGAAGCGGCAGCGATTATTAGTTTATTTCAAGTATAAAAGCAGAAAGTGAGGAGCAGTATGGCAGAACCGCGAATTGGTCGCCAGACTCCCACACAATCCGTTGTATTACCTTACTATGTAACAAAAGGGCAGGAAGCAATCGATTATTATAATAATTCCGGAAGAACTGCACAGCAGTGGCAGGAACTTTTATTAAGTGATATTTTGGCTGTGAATGAAGAAGGACTTTGGGTACATACCAAATTCGGTTATTCCGTGCCACGAAGAAATGGAAAGAATGAGATTGCAGCAATCCGGGAGGTGTTTGGACTTTTAAAGGGGGAAAGAATACTTCATACAGCCCACAGAACTACAACCAGTAGTGCTGCATCCAAACGATTGTCAGCTATTCTGAATGGAATGGGATATTGCGAAATCGCAAGACCAAAAGCTGGAGAGGAATATAAGAAAGCATACACCTACTCCAAACAATTTGGTCTTGAAAGAATTGTAATCCTGGATGAAGGAGGAGGCAGTTGTGATTTTAGAACCCGTTCCTCCAAAGGTGGTCTGGGAGAAGGTTTCGATTTGCTGGTTATTGATGAAGCACAAGAATATACTGACGATCAGGAGTCAGCACTGAAATATGTGGTAACAGACTCTAAAAATCCACAAACAATCTTTTGTGGAACACCACCTACACCGGTAAGCTCCGGTACCGTATTTACTAAATTAAGAGTTTCTATTTTATCAGGAGGAACGGTAAATGCAGGTTGGGCGGAATGGTCAGTGGAAAAACATTCTAATCCAAGAGATAAAGAATTGTGGTATGAAACCAATCCATCACTGGGAACGATTTTTACAGAAAGGTCTGTTACAGATGAAATTGGAACAGATGATGTAGATTTCAATATTCAGAGACTGGGATTGTGGATTAAGTATAATCAGAAATCTGCTATCAGCAAAGTGGAATGGCAGGAATTAAAGGCAGAGAAATTGCCGGAGTTATCCGGAGCATTATTTGCAGGTATCAAATATAGTCATGAAGGTGGGAATGTAGCATTGTCCATAGCGGTCAAAACCAAAGATAAAAAGATTTTTGTAGAAACTATTGACTGTCGGGAAGTCAGAGCCGGAAATTATTGGATAATTGACTTTTTAAGAAATGCAGCCATTGAAAAAATAGTGGTAGATGGTGCCAATGGACAGCAGATTTTAGCAACTGAAATGAAAGAGGCAAAATTAAAAACACCGTTACTTCCTACGGTAAAAGAAATTATTGTGGCAAATTCCACCTTTGAACAGGGAATTTTTCAGGCAAATATTGTCCATAGCGGTCAACCTTCTGTAGAACAGGTAGTTGGAAATTGCGAGAAGAGAGCCATTGGAGCTAATGGAGGTTTTGGATATAAAGCTATGCAGGAGGATATTGAGATTGCAATTTTGGACAGTCTGGCATTAGCCTACTGGGTATGTAGTACAAGTAAGGAAAGAAAAAAACAAAAAGTAAGCTATTAAGGCACCGAAAGGTGTCTTTTTTAGTGGATAAATTTACCGATACCACCGGGTTAAGTGGGAAAGGAGACAAAAATGGGAGAGTTTAAAGTAATTGAAACACAGGAACAGTTAGATGCTGTTCTGGGAGAAAGACTGAAAAGAGAAAGAGAAACAGTGAAAAAAGAATACGCCGGATATTTATCACCGGAAGATGTGAAAAAGTATGAAGGATACTTGTCACCGGAAGATGTGGCGAAAAAGTATGAGGGATACTTATCACCGGAAGATGTAACTAAGAAATATGCCGGATATTTATCACCGGAGGAAGCAGCGAAAAAAGATGCCAAAATCAAAGGGTACGAGACCGACTCGGTAAAAACGAGAGTAGCCCATGAAGTTGGATTATCTTATGATGCAGTAGCCTTTTTAAAGGGTGAAGATGAAGAAACTATCAGAAAAAGTGCAGAAACTTTAAAAACTCTGGTAGGCAGTAGCAATGTTGCACCATTGGCATCTACGGAAAATGGAGTAGGGAAAGCGGATGAAGCAGCATATAAAAATGTATTAAAAGGATTAAAAGGAGAGTAAGAAAATGGCAGGAGTATTATCAAAAGGAACATTATTTGATCCCCAATTAGTAACAGATGTAATCAATAAGGTAAAAGGGAAATCATCTTTGGCGGTATTATCCCGTCAGGAACCGATTCCTTTCAACGGTAGCAAGGAATTTGTATTTTCTTTAGATTCTGAAATTGATATTGTGGCAGAAAATGGGAAATATTCTCACGGTGGAGCAACTTTTGAACCTATTACCATAATTCCGATTAAAGTAGAGTATGGTGCAAGGGTATCGGAAGAGTTCTTAACAGCAACGGAAGAAGAGCAGATTGAAGTTTTGAAAAATTTCAATGAAGGTTTCGCTAAAAAAATGGCAAGCGGTATGGATTTAGCGGCTTTTCATGGGGTAAATCCTCGTACCGGACAGCCTTCAACAGTGGTAGGAGATAACCATTTTGATGCGAAGGTAACTCAGACAGTTACTTATGATGCGGATGCACCGGATAAGAACCTTGAAGCAGCTATTGCACTTGTGGAAGGTTCTGATGGTGAAGTGACAGGAATGGTGATTGCACCTGCAGTGCGTACTGATTTAGCTTCCATGACAAAAAGCAATAGCGAAAAATTATATCCGGAATTTGCTTTTGGTGGTAAACCATCAAATCTCGGATCCAATGCATTGGAGGTCAATAAAACCGTAGCAGTAGGAGATGTGGACAAAGCAATTGTCGGAGATTTTGCCAACAGAGTGAAATGGGGATATGCAAAGGAAATTAAAATGGAAGTTATCCCATATGGTGACCCGGATAATACAGGGGTAGACTTGAAAGGTAGCGGACAGGTTTACATTCGTTGTCAGACTTACATTGGCTGGGGTATTTTTGATGGCGACTCTTTTGCCAGAGTTATTACTGCATAATGAAGTATGTAAATGTGAAAACAGGGGCGGTCATTGAGACCGCCTGTGTAGTAAAAGGAGACAACTGGAAAATTGTGGAGAAACAGCCAAAGGAAACAATAAAGAAAACAGTAGTCAAGGGAACAAAGAAAAAAAGTGGTGAATAAAATGGAATATTTTGCAACGGTACAGGATGTAACAGAGTTATTCCGTCCATTAACAGAAGAGGAAGAAAAGAAAGCAACAGCCTTATTACCGGTGGTTTCAGACAGCATACGGCAGGAAGCAGTGAAAGTGGGAAAAAACATTGACCAAATGATTACAGAAGGAATCTTGTTAGAAAATGTTGTAAAATCCGTGACCGTAGATGTGGTTGCTAGAGCGTTAATGACTTCTACTAATTCAGAGCCAATGTCCCAAATGTCACAATCAGCTCTTGGATATTCCGTTTCCGGAACCTATCTGGTTCCTGGTGGTGGTTTATTTATTAAGAAATCAGAACTATCCCGACTGGGATTACGAAGGCAACGATGTGGGGTGATAGATTTATGTTCGAAGGAATAATGATTATTTTGTATGACAAAGTAAAGGTAGGAGAAGACGAATTTAACCATCCTGTTTATGAAGAAGTACCAAAAGAGGTGAAAAATGTGTTAGTTTCTCCCTCTTCCTCTACAGATATTGTGGATAATCTCAGTTTATATGGGAAAAAGGCAATTTTTACCCTTGCAATTCCAAAAGGAGACACAAACATCTGGGAAGACCGGACAGTAGAGTTTTTTGGAAAGAAATGGCGGACTTTCGGTTTTGTGACAGAAGGGATTGAGCAACTTATTCCACTTGATTGGAACAAGAAAGTGATGGTGGAGCGGTATGAGTGAGGTAAGAAAGATGCTGGAAATAATTCTTTTACGATATTTTAAGAAAAATATGGAAGTTCCTGCTTTTATGGAAACACCTGAGAAAGAACCCAAACGGTATATTTTGTTAGAAAAAACAGGCGGTTCCATGGAAAATCATATCTGCTACGCAACGATTGCAGTACAGTCTTATGCAGAAAGTATGTATGAAGCGGCAGTGTTAAATGAAGAAGTCAAAGGTGTGATACTGAATGGTTTTGTCAGGCTACCTGAGATTTCAAAAGTAAAACTGAATACAGATTATAATTTTACAGATACAACGAAAAAGAAATATCGTTATCAGGCGATATATGACATAACTTATCAGGAGGGAAGTAATTATGGCGAATGATGCAAATAATGTGGCAACAGGGAAACCAAAGATTGAAGGTGCGGTATATAGAGCGCCACTTGGTACTGCACTTCCGGCAGATGCGACAACGGTATTGGATGCAGCCTTTAAGGCATTGGGATATATCAGTGAAGATGGGTTTAAAAATAATAACTCTCCCAAAAGTGAAACCATTAAAGCGTGGGGCGGAGATGTTGTTTTGAATATGCAGACAGAAAAGCCGGATACTTTCAAAATGAAATTAATCGAAGTTTTAAATGTGGAAGTATTAAAAGCTGTTTATGGAAGTGACAACGTGGAAGGAACGCTGGAAGAAGGTATTACGGTAAAAGCAAACAGTAAAGAACAGGAAAGTGCTGTATGGGTGGTAGAACTGATTTTGCATGGGGTATATAAAAGAATTGTAATTCCGAATGCATCTATTTCTGAAATTGCAGAGATTGAGTACAGTGATTCCAGTGCCATTGGCTATAATATTACCATTACAGCGGTACCGGATAAAGATGGGCAAACCCATTATGAATATCTGAAAAAAATAGCGAAAGTAACAGAAACAACAGGAGAAACAGAAGAGTAAGGTATAGGAATAAAGAGTGCTCAAAATTATAGAAAGAAAAGGTAAGGTATATGTTAACAGGAAAAACAGAAAGTGGATTTGAGTTTCAGCTTAGTGAAAATGCAATGAATAACATGGAACTGATAGAAGATTTGGCAACTGTAGACCGGGGAGATGTTACAGCACTTCCTAAAGTGCTGGTTGCGTTGCTTGGAGCAGAGGAAAAGAAAAGACTTTATGACCATCTGCGAACAGAAGATGGAAGAGTTCCTATTGATTTGTTGGTAGAAGAAGTGAAACAGATGTTTAAAGTGAGTAAAGAATTAAAAAACTAATGGCCCTTGCCAATATGATAAATACAGACCGAGATGCATTAATTTGCGACCTGGCTGAAACATATGGAATTTTTGATTATAGGTCGCTCCCGGCACAAACGGTAGCGGCCTTATCTATTGGCTTAAGGGCGAATTCAAGAATAAAAATGAAACTTGCAGGAATGGAGTTTGAGCCGGATGTTTATCTGTTGGCAGCTATCGTGGATCGGCTGTCAATTTTACTATGGCGGCAAACAAAGGATGGAGTAGAGGGAATAAATATGCCAGAACTGATTTTGGGGCACAGTGAAGAGAAGGTATCCAAAGGATTTTCCTGCGGTGAGGAGTTTGAAAAATTCCGTGCAAGTATTCTGAGAGGAGAAGGATAAAGTGGCAACAGAACTGGCAAAAGCGTATGTGCAGATTATTCCTTCTGCACAAGGAATGAAGGAGAAAATCAGTGAAATACTGGGAGAGGAAGTACCAGGTGCAGGAAAAACAGCAGGCACAACATTAGGGAGCAGTCTAGTGGGGAGCTTTACCAAAGTAATGGCAACACTGGGGATAGGAAAAGTAATTTCAGATGCCTTTAGTGAAGGAGCTGATTTGCAACAGAGTATCGGTGGTGTGGATACCTTATTTAAAGAAAGTGCTGATATTGTAAAACAGTATGCAAACGAAGCCTATAAGACTGCGGGATTATCTGCGAATGAATATATGGAAAGTGTTACTGGCTTTTCTGCTTCTTTATTGCAAAGTCTTGGAGGCGATACTGCTAAGGCTTCGGAAGCGGCAAATACTGCTTTGGTAGATATGTCGGATAATGCCAATAAAATGGGAACCAGCATGGAACTTATTCAGAATGCATATCAGGGATTTGCAAAACAGAATTATACTATGTTGGATAATTTGAAACTGGGATATGGTGGAACTCAAAAGGAAATGGAAAGATTGCTTGCTGATGCCGAGGCTTTTTCCGGAGTTTCTTATGACATTAGTAATCTCAGTGATGTGTATGAGGCTATTCATGTTATTCAGGGAGAAATGGGCATATCAGGAAGAACGGCAGAGGAAGCAGCAGCGATTATAGAAAGAACCGGAAGAAGTTCGGCAGAGGTATATGAACAGTTAGGAACCACTGCCAAAGAAGGAGCAACCACCTTTTCAGGTGCATTGGCATCTATGAAAGCAGCAGCCACAAATCTGCTTGGAAAATTGACGTTAGGAGAAGACATAAGTTCAGAACTGTTTGCATTACAGGAGACGTTTCAGACATTTTTGTTTGGCAATGTACTTCCTATGGCAAAAAGTCTTCTATCTACTCTGCCTGATATATTGGATGGATTGTTTACTTTAGTTGTTCAAACCATAAATAATATTGATGCTGGAGAAATGGTACAAACAGGGATTAACCTGGTAACCGGATTGGCAGATACGATTGTTTATAATATTCCGTATCTGTTAGAAGCTGCGTGGAATTTAATGAGTGAGTTTGGAAAAGCATTGCTTACAACGGATTGGTCTGAAGTTGGGATGAATCTATTGAGAGAATTGCAGGGAAGTCTGGAATTAAATGCAGGTGAAATCTTGGGTGCAGAAGGTTCTTTTATCACTGTATTGGCAGAGCAGATACAGGAAAGTTTACCTACCATTCTGAATCAGGGAATACAGATTGTAACGAGTATTGTAGAAGGAATTTTGCAGACAATTCCTACCTTGCTAACAACTGCCGGAGAATTACTTGGTCAGTTTGCAGCTTATTGCATGGAAAATCTTTCGATTATCTGGGCTGCGGGAACAGAATTATTATTGCAGTTAGTGAATGGTATTACAGAATATCTTCCTGCGATTGCAGAACCGGCGATTCAGACGATTGCTCAGTTTACAGAAACGATATTGAAGAATCTTCCACAAATATTAGAAAGTGGAATTTCTCTTATTAGCGAGTTAATAGCTGGTATTATTTCTGCCATTCCGGATGTTGTGAGTGCTGTCTGGGATATTATTGTAACAATAAAGGATGAATTTTCTAAAATTGATTGGTTGGAAGTTGGAACCAATATTCTTGAGGGTATTAAGAATGGGTTGTTAGGTGGATTGGATGTTATTGGAGATGCAGCCAAAGAAGTTGGGAAAAAAGCATTAGGAGCTGTGAAAGAATTTTTAGGTATTGCAAGTCCCTCAAAAGAATTTATTAAAATTGGTGAATTTGTAACAGAAGGATTTGCCCAAGGGATTACACAAAGCTCTGCTAATGTCGAGAATGCATTACAGAAACTGACAAAGGTTAATATGGGGGACTTTGCATTAAATGCAACAGCCGGACAAGGAAACGGAAATGGAGTAAATTCAGATGCAGTGTTGGAATTAGCTAAAGCTATTTCTGAAAATCCAACCAAGGTTATTGTTACTTTGGAAGGAGATGTAAAGAGATTGTTTCGGGCAATGCAGTCTGAGGCTAGAAATAATCAGTTACTTACAGGCGTAAAAGTGTAGGAGGAATCACAATGTTAGTAATGATTGGTTCTACAGATTTAACTTCCAAAATAGAGAATAATTCTTATGTTATGGAAGCAGAAGATAGTTTTTTAGAGTGGGAAGATGGAAATAAACAAAAACACAGAGTATATGTGAAAAGTAAAGTGAAGGGTAGCTTTAATGTTATTTGTGATGCTCGCCTAGGAATGAGTTCAGTTGAGTTTTTAGAATTGATAAAGGAAAACACCCAAAATAATGTATTGTTGATTACTTGCTGGATAACTAATAAAGCTGAGTATAGAACTTTAAATGCATATGCGAAGATTATTACGAAGAAACACACAGATACAATGGATATTTTTGGAGTGGAAGTGGAGGAACGATAATGATTGAAGTACCTACAAGAGTGAAAGAGGCTTTGGAAGATGGCAGCTATCTGAAAAATTATCGTTTTATCATATTGGATGAGAATGGTGAGGAAGAATTTACCATTGATAACAATAATCTAGTAAGTGAGTCTGTTAGTATTGATGAGCGTTTATGTTCAGAAGATACGATTAAATTTGGACTTTGTGAAGGGTGTCAGCTTCAGTTTGAATATTTTGGTTTCCCGGATATACGGGGAAGAAGAATACATGCATATATAGATGTACAGTATAAGGAAAAAGATGGCAGTTTACAGTGGCATTCCATATCATTAGGTTTCTTTGAGGTAAGAGAGTGTGCCATGCAGTTTTCCACAGGCATTAGGAAATGTTCCTGCTATAACAAATTATATAGTGAGTATCTGGATGCAAAGGCAGATGAATTGGTAAAAGAACTTGTTAACGCAGGAGAGTGTGGTGTAACTAATAAATTATCCGTACACACATTACTTAAAATGTTACTTCAAGGATATTCAATTGAAGAAGTATTTGAAGAGGAGACAGAATATAGTGCGGCAATTTCCGGACGTAGTTATAACAAAATTGCTGTTCCGGTAGCATATGCAGACGGAACGACTACGGGAGGATATTATTATATTCATACAGTCAATGGATATATTATACCTAAGGGATTTAGTGAAGATGATTTTTTTTCTTTTCGTATCTATGCAAAACAGATACGTCAGAAATTAAAGGATAAAGGTATTGTTTCAGCATCACGTTATACGATAGCAAACGGTGAAGTGTATTCGTTTGAGGAATATGCAAAAACAAATTTTAATGGTGCAAGAGCTGTAGGAGGGGGTGCAGACATAATATCAACTTCCGGAGAAAAAATTTTAGAATTAAAGTTTGGTAAGGCGGAAGAGGATGTGATAACAGATTACATTACGAATATAAGGAAAGGGGTATCTATAACTATTCCGGTAAAGGTAACAGGTGGAAACTCTTCGGATCCGGACATTACGGAGGCAGAAAGAGAAACAATGAATAATTTATATGAACAATTTATTTCAGAAGTGAATGTCGTTGATTGCACTCATAAGATATTAGCACCAATAGAGAAGTATAGGCTGACATCTGCGGTAATGGAAGAATTATCAGATATAACAATTAGAAAATTACAATCAGCAGTGTATGAAACGCGATGTTTGTTTGGGCGTTTGGATAGAATAACAGATTTATTTAGTGGAGTGGAATTGAATAATAAAAGACTTTTACCGGCGCAAATTTTGTATCCGGAAAGAGATTTGTATCCTAAGGGATTGTCTATCAGAGCTAAAAAAAGTACATTTCAGCAGTTATGGGTGGAAAATGATAATGTGAAGAAGTTTCGATATTTAATTGTTACCTATAAAACCGTGGATGCAGAAGGTGCGGAAATTGAGAAAGTACTTCAGCGGACCATTAATAATGATGGAAATACAGATTATCATATGTCTGATAACTGGCTATTTAAAAATTTTGTATGGACTGAGGAAGAAGTTGGAATTTATGCAGATAATATGATTGAAAAAATGCAGAATATGACATGGTTTCCTTTTGAAATGTGGTGTGTGGGACTTCCTTTTCTCGAAACGGGTGATGAAATTGAAATACCCACTGATAATGGAACATATACCACCTATATACTTCAGAGACAAATGAAAGGGATACAGAGTTTGGCAGATAGTTATATTAACGGCACTCTGAATATTTTCTAGGAGGAAGGAAATGGATAAATTATATGAGCGAATAGATTTTCAAAATGATATGCCACCGGCTTTAAATGCGGATAATCTGAATGCGATAAGTAAGGCATTGGAAGAATTGGATTTAAGGGTAATAAGTATAGCACCGGAAACTTTGCTTTTGCGTTTAAAGGACATTAGTGAGTTGTTAAGAGATACACAGACTTTATTTGTGGATGCAGAAGGTAATGCCATATTAGCAAAGAGTTATGCAGCTGGTGGTACCGGAAGCAGAGATGGAGAAGATACGGACAATGCAAAATACTATAAAGAGCAGGCACGAGACTCAGCAAATAAAGCGGAAATTTATGGTGCAGAAGCAGAAACGTATGCAAATGCAGTACGTGACAGATATACAGAATATTATGACCACTTAGACCGGGCAAATAATCCTCATAACGTCACCAAAGAGCAGATAGGGTTAGATAATGTACCAAATGTGGCACCAATTGCAAACCTCCTTACCACAATAGTCGGAAGTCCTTTAGATGCCACTATGGGTAAAGAACTGAATGACAAAATCACAGCTTTGCAAGAAAACGGTGCAGGTAATGATTATTATGTCGGAACCTGCACTACATCTGCATCCACAGCAGACAAAGTTGTGACGATTTCTGATTTTAATTTGAAAGTAGGAGCCGTTGTACATGTGAAGTTTTCTTATACCAATACTTCCAGTTCAGCTACCTTAAATGTATCTTCCACGGGTGCAAAAGCAATGTATTACATGGATGGAACAAGAATGTATTATATTCCTTCCGGAGTGTATCATTCTTTTATCTATGATGGTACATATTGGAGATATATGGGGACGCAGAATGCGATTATTGCCTCAAATTATGAGCGGTATGGTATTAAGATGGAGTATAGAGCATTGATACCGCTTTTATCGGGGTATTCGATAGATATAGGTACAATTTCCAAACCGTTTAATAATATTTATAGTTCCAATATTTATGTAAAAAGGGCTGGAACTACAACTCAAACGCTTGCGGTGTTACCGCCATTACCATTAGTAAGAGGAAACTTTTGTCTATATGATTATCACCAGATTTTATTCACCGAGTACAGTGATTATGTAAAGAGTGTTATAAACGGAGTTTTTCATGCAGCAGGTTGTAATATAGGATGCAATGTAGTTTCCGGAGGTTCGGGAAATTATGAGGCGTTATTTTTATTCAGAATTATGGGATATGTGGTAAATCCGAGCGACTATTATCTTGCAAAACCTTTTGTAGCAGATGTTTTGTTGTCTACTTCCCAAACGAACGACTGCTCTGGTGAATATACAAACTGTGCAACAATAGAAACTCCATATAGTCAGAGTATTACATTGACCTTAACTGGGGTCAGCGTTAACAGTTGTGGGGTTGCATCCGGAGCTGCATATCTTAAGTTGACGGCTACATCCAGAAATATTCATATATCAGAAATTGATTTGATGCCATAGGAGGAAGAAAAAATGGTACAGTTGATTATTGACGAAGTAACAGGGAAAGTTTTGGGATTTAATACAATTATTCCAACCATCACAAAAGACATTATTATCATAGACGACGAGGAGTTTGAGAAACTACGAAATGAGAAGGATTTCAAGAAACTGTATTATGAAGATGGAATAATGGTAGAAAAAGAAGAAAAGGACAGTGAAAACGAGGAAATAGACGAACTGGAAAAACAGGAGTTTAGTTATCGTGAAAAAGTAGCAAAAGAACAGAAGATTTTCATGGATTGTGTGTTGGAAGGAAAGTCTACGGAAGAGGCAGCAGCCACCGTAAGAATGAATCGGCAGCAGTTGGAGGAGATTTTACAAAGAAAAAAAGATTACTGGTCCGGGTATGAAGAAAAAAGACAAAAGAAAGTAGTAGAAAAATTTGAAAAGGAAGAAAAGGAACTGTCTAATAAATATTTTCTTTCCGTTGTAACAGCTGTTCGTGATGAAAATGATTATATAGAAGAATGGCTGGATTATCACATTGAAACAATGGGTGTGGAACATTTCTACATTTATGATAATGAGTCCGTTGTCTCAGTTAGAGAATATTTGGAGAGGATCAAATATCGATATTTGGACAAGCTGACAATTATCCCGTGGAAAACTAGCACACATACCCAGCAGGATACTTGTAACGACTGGCTGCAGAACTATGGACCGGAAACGAAATGGTTTATATGTATGGATGTGGATGAGTTCATTCATATCAAAGAACAGAATAAAACTTTGAAAGAGTTTTTGGAAGAAAATGCTGCATATTCCAGTGTGAAATGTTTGTGGAAACACTTTACAGCAAACGGACAGGAGGAAAAAACTTCTCTTCCGGTAAGAGAGCGATTCACTGTGGAAACCGATTGGGGAGAAGAGAAACATGGCGGAAAGTTCTTTGCACAGTCTAACCGGGTAAGTCATTTTGCAAGCTATGTTCCGCAAATACGATTGAATAGCAAGCACCTGGAGCATGACAGTGAAAAAGTAACCGGGTTTTATCAGTTAAATCACTACATAACCAAATCTTATGAAGAGTGGTTGGAGAAAATCGCAAGAGGAAGTGTGAATCCGGGATATATGAGAAAATATCAGGAATTTTTTGAAATCAATCCGGATATGCAGTATTTGAATACCGGAGAAAAAACAGCGCAGGGATATGGTGCAGTCAATAAATAGAAAGAGAGGAAGAAGAAAATGGAATATCTGGTTTTAAAGGACGAAAACAAAATACAAATCGAAACAGGTTCCGGTTTGTCGGATATGATGGTGGTATCAGCCACAAAGGAAGAGATGATTGCCACATGGGATTTACTGACCATGGAAAATCTCAAAGCTGTGCAGATTAGAAACAGTGAAGATGTGGTACTTGGAGAATATGCCAACCTTGTTCTTGAAAGCGAAACCTCAGTGGTACAGGCAGATGGAACCATTCTTACACGTTTCAAGTTAAGACAGAAAACAGAAGTGGAGCTGTTAAGGGAAGAAGTAGAAGCACTGAAAGTGGGGCAGGAAATTCAGGATGGAGCGATTGTGGAATTGGCGGAAATTATCGGAGGTGAATAATTATGGTGAATTTCTATGTGAAAAGAATTAAAAAAGGTCTGATGACAATTGAGGATGTGCCGCCACGCTGGAAAACAGCAGTGGAGGAGGTATTAAACAATTAAATATTTTCTTTAGAGCCAAAGAGCCGGGAACTTCTGTAAAAGGAGTCTCCGGTTCTTTTTATATCAGGAAAAGGAGGAAGCAGAAAAATGACAGAGCAGGAAATGGCTGTAAAATTGGCAGAGTATGGAAAAGAGATTGGTTCTTTAAAACATCGGGTAGATGATTTGGAGGAACAGACACAAGTGATTCAGGAACTGGCTTTGTCTGTGAAGGAGCTTGCCATCAATATGCAGAGCATGATCAAGGAGCAGGAGCGTTACCGGAAAACACAGGAAAGAATTTTTTCCAGGATTGAGGTTTTGGAAAATGAGCCGGCGAAACACTGGAACACTTTGACTACTGTTATTATTACCGCTTTGGTTAGTGGCTTGATGGGGTATATTGTGACAACTATTTTTAAATAAGGAGGAAAGAAAAATGTTTCAGAACAATGTTTTTAGTGTATCGGTAGATACAAAGAAATGGATTAAGGCAGCCGCGGTAAGAGCGGTGAAAACAGCAGCACAGACCTTTGTAGCAACTGTGGGAACGGCAGCTACAATGGGAAGTGTGGATTGGAAAATGGTATTTTCTGCATCTGCATTATCAGGTATTTTGTCTGTGGTAACCAGTCTGGGAGGACTTCCGGAAGTACAGGAGGAGTAGAGAATGTGGGGAATAATTGTATTTTTGGCAGTAATTGGAGCAGGAAGTATATTGGGGATTGGTTGTTATGCAATTGCCAAAGGATGTGAGGTGCTGAATGAATATATCAGAAAAGGGAATTAATTTAATCAAGAAATTTGAGGGCTGTCATTTGACAGCCTATCTGTGTCCGGCAGGAAAGTGGACCATAGGTTACGGACATACAGCCGGAGTAAAAAAGGGAATGCGAATCACCCAGGCACAGGCAGAGGAATATCTTCGTCAGGATTGTAAGTCTTCTGAGAGAGCGGTCAATGCTTTGGGAAGAAAGTTAAACCAGAACCAGTTTGATGCACTGGTTTCTTTTACCTTTAATTGTGGTGTTGGAAATCTGAAAACGCTGTGCAAGAATCGTAGTCTAGAAGTGATTGCTGAGAAGATTCTTCTTTATACCAAAGCCGGAGGAAGAACTTTAAACGGGCTTGTAAAACGAAGAAAAGATGAACAGGCTTTATTCCTTACCCCGGTGAAAACAGAAGGGCAAATGGTGGCTACGGAAAGCCACAGTGGTATATCAGCAGGTTTGAGCGGTCAGAACAAGCCGGTGTTACGAATGGGAAGCCGGGGTGAGGATGTAAAAGAAGTGCAGAAATTTCTTTCATTGAAAGGTATTTATCATGGAGCCATTGATGGTATCTTTGGAGTCTTGACTAAACAGGCTGTTATTGAATGGCAAGGTTATTGCGAAATCGCAAAAGACGGTGTGGTTGGAAAGAATACCTGGGCAACGATGGGATAGGGTATGCAGGATTTTATAATTAAAATTCGTGTTGCATTTCGTGTTGTATCGTGTTATATTTGGTGGCAAACTGCTCTTGAAATCAAAAAAATATTATTCATATTGATAATCAAGAATGCAGTATTTACAAGGGATTGACAAGAAATGGCTTAAAATCAACATTTACTAAAAATACATTTTGACCGGTTCAATTCCCGTCTGGTCCATTCTAAAAAGCCCTAGTTTTAGGGCTTTTTTCTTTTATCGTGTTGCATTTCGTGTTGCATTGGTAAAATTTTCGTACTCTTTCCTGCTCTCTTCACAGTCAGTTTTATCAAATAAAGTGAGCCATGCATTATATTTTTCATCTGTGACTTTGGGGGTGAAAAATTCGTTTTCAAAATAATTATCTATTGTATTGTCTACCTTTATCCTTTCAGAATCATATACCTGCATATAGGTTCCCTGCATTACTTTTGGAGAACTCCAACCACCACGATCCATAGCGTATTCCGTAGGAATGGATAAAAAGGACATGACAGAAGCATTGACATGCCTCAGATCATGAAAGGACATATGTGGTAAATTATTTTTTTCTAACAGATAAACAAAACGATTTGCTACTGCCTTACCACTTAATTCTACAAGTCTGTCCCCTTCTACTTTGTCAATTAATTCCCTTATGTATGGTGGAATGCGATGCATTCGGTTTCTTTTTTTATTCTTTGCTATATTCTTTTCAATTTCTCCATCTTTCGTGTGTACTACAACTTTATCAATGTAAATGTAATCACCTTTGATAGAAGAAGATTTTGTAAGTCCTTTTATTTCAGACATAGTAAATGAAAGCCACATAGCCAGAAGAACCGGTAACTCTATTTCAGTTCCTTTTACCATATCAAAAATCACTTTAGGAGAAGATAATTCATGTACCGGAGCAACGTGTGATGGAAGAGTAACATTTATCAGGAACTGAGGGTTATATTTTTTTATTACGGTAGAAATCAGTCCCCATTCATTACGGACAGTCTTGGCAGATATAGGCTTACCTTTACTTCGCTTTGATTTTGATATTCGGCCGCACTCTTCGTTAATGGCTTTCTGTAATATTGTATTGTCTAGTCTTTTTATATTTAAGCCCATAATAGACTGAAAACCATTGTCCCTTATAGTTTCATACCCTTCAATAGTTTTAGGGGACTCTACGGCTCTGATAGAAGCTATATAAGTATTAATACCATCCATGATAGTCATTTCATTAGGATTTACTTTATAGGCTTCCTGTACCTGCATTTTTAATGCTTTGGCTTCTTCCATAGTAGGAGCAGTTACAGATTCATATTTTCTTTTCTTTTTCACTTTTCCATTTTCATCCAGAACCGGCTTTCCATTTTCATCCAGTACATCAACCATACCGACATATACTTGCAATCTTTTAGAACCACTTGGAAGAGTGTTCTTTTGCTTTCTTTTTGCCATAATATCATCCTCTCTTTCTTAAAAATGGGTATAAAAAATGCACCCTCGAAAACATGCGTTCCGTTGACTTTGGGTGTCCGAAGATGATACAATATATTTGGATTTTGGGTGTATATCTTCGGATGTATACTTGCCGCTCTGGTGCTGGGAACACTGGGGCGGTTTTTTATGTGAATCTTGCTTTTAACAATTTCTGAATCCGATCTAAGGTATTATTAGGAAGCCCGAACACTTCATAAACAGATTTACCATTAAAAAGAATATTGTTTTGTTCGTAAGGTATAAATAGTGTATAGAGCTCTCTGTAAAATCCTGTTAATAAATAGGAATCATTTAATAAGATTAAAATTACTAAAATAACAGAGAATAAATCATTTTGTCCCAAGCGAGAGTTATACTCGTATTCTTTTAAATTACCAAGAGAAAGCAATATCGCGGCTTTCTTGGGAAGGATTGGTAATTGCATAATACTAAAAGTTCTATTGCCATGTGCTATTTTATTTCGATATTCTTTTATTAAACTTAATGCTTTAATAAAAAATTCTTTACGTTCATCAATAGTTAATGCTTCAGAAGATAAAAATTGAGAACAAATATCGGATTTATGTATTCCTTTTAGTATGGTATACCATTCGATACTTAATCCAAAAGGTATATTGGTAGTAATAATCCATGGTGGAATATGATTTTTTGTATTTCGGTAATGAATTAAACTTGGATTATTACGTTGGTTTGTAATGCATTCTTTTATTTTACGAAGAATGGTATCGCGTTTACCGGTTGAATTACTATAATAACGATTGTATAAATAATCATCAGGATTATTATTGCTCATATCATTCCAATCGGTGTATACTCCATAGTTTTCAGAAATCAAATAGGAAATTCGTGATTTTAAGGATTTTTCAATATAAATAATATATTTAAAAAGAATAGTATTTAAACTGGTGTCGATGGAATGTAATGTGTATAGTTCTTCAAAACGAGTACCTTCTATAAATTTTTCAGAATTAGGAAGTTGTAAAAAAGTATTTTTATATCCATTTACAATAGAATAATATGAAAAATTTTGAAGCGCCATTTTAGTAAAGGATTCGTCTGCAATTATAATATTCCGGCTTTTCATAATTTCAATCATTTGTTCATAGGTTTTAAATGGTTTGTCATAAGTGATAATTGTCATGTAAAGAAAAAACCCCCTTACCTAGGGTGGTAAGAGGGTTCTCGCTAGTCATCTTATCCCGACGACCATTTCTGTTTAATAGAACAATCTTACCATCCAAAAAAATAAATGTCAAGCAAGTTTTATTGGATCTCCAACACGAATATATGGGTCTTTAATGTTTAG